CCGAGTCAATAATCGCCCCCACCTCCGCCGCCATATCGTCGGTCACAATCGGCGGGAACGTCACGGCTACATGGGGATCGACCCCCTCATTCCATTCGACCGTCTCATTCACCTGGCCATCCTCGACCACGGCCACCACGCGCCCCAAGCCCTTCAACGGCCCATTGCTGGCCTTGACCGCCCACAGCAGCACGTAATCGTGGATCTGGCGCAGGGTGTCGGACCACAACGTCTGGCGGTCGAGCATCTTTAGCTCGGTGGGGTGGTCGAGCGATTGCGCCGTCGCCAGGCTACCCACCGACGCGTCACCAAAGAATGTCTCCGGCAATCCAAAGCTTGCGGCTACCATCAACATCAAGCGCCGCGCATCCTCGGCGCCGACCGTGGCCCCCGACGTTCGCACCGGCTCGATCTTCACATCCGGCCCGCCGATAAACGTGGACCCCACTGCCGGCGGCATGTTCTCAGCGCCGCCGCCGCCCAGCGAGCCGCCCAGCTTGGCTTTGGCTGCGCTCAGCGCGTTCTTGCCGCCGGGCGTGGTGAGCTGGAAAGCGAACTTGCGGTAGGCCCGCACGATGCTCGACCAGTCTTCCAGGAATTCCTTATAGGCCCGCGCCCAGTCGATCGCGTCGTAGACCTCCGACAGCCCAAACTTCCAGTTACCATAGCCCCCAACCCTAACGTGATACGTAGGCAGGTTCCAGTAAACCGGCACATCGCCCAGCGTGGCCGGCTTGGCGGTGGGGTTGTAACGCCAGTCCGGATAATAGGCGCGGCGCTCCTCGGCCACCGGCGTCCCGTACTGGTCGAGGCGCGTTTCTGTCCACTGGCGCAGATAGTACCAGGGCTCGCGGTGATCGTCGGGGTTGCAGATGCGATCCTGCACCTCGGCAAACGGGATCGAACGCACGCGCACATGGCCGCTAACCTGGTTGGTGAAAAAGACAAAAAACAGGTTGCCGTCGGTCTGCAGCTCCACCTCTTTTTGGCCGATGGCCTGGTGGCTGGTCAGTTCCACCTGGTTGCGCGGATCGTCCCAAAAGGTGGTGAGCAGGTCGTCAATCTCCTCCTGTTCGGCGGTGACGTTAAAATCCTGGCCAAACACGTACAATCTTTGTACCTGCACGCCGCGCTTGATCAGCGGGTTTTTGATCGCCATGATTCTGCTGAATCCGGTTATATCGTGCAGGCCGGCGCGGCTGAACTCGTTATCGCCGAGGCCGGAGAGCACGCGCCAGCCCTGCGATTCCAAGGCCATTTCTAGCGCGGCCATGCGTTCCAGCAGGAGCATGGCGTCGGATTCGGTGAGCGTTTCGCCGGCGTCGTCGGTGAAAGCATGGGCCGCGCCGTTGGTTGGTGTTTGTGTTCGTGCCATCGTTCCCTACCCCCTCGCCCTCAATACGGGCTAATCTGCAACCCCTCGTCTACTACCATCATCCCCGCCCCCTCCGCCGCATCCGCCGCCACCGACAGCGACCGCGCCACGTTGGCCAGGGCGTAGCCGTCGGCCCTATCGTCGTGCGCCCCCTCCGGCGCCCGCAGCGTGTTCCCTTCAATGCTTGCAATCTGGATGTAGCTGGCGAATGAGTGCAGACACGTCGTCTGTTGCCGGAACGCATCCGCCAGCGCATCGTACAATAGCACCTTACCCAACTGGTTGGACAGCCAGCCGGCCCGCCCATCCAAGCCCTCGAGCACGCGCACGCTATCCTGATACATGAGGCGCAGGATCACGGCGTGGCCGTGGTTGTTGCGCTCGACCAGTATGTCGGCATTGCCGTACCACCTGGCCAGCGCGGCGGCGTGGTCGGCTATGGTCTGCGGCTGGAATTTGCCGGCCAGCGCCGCCGCCTCCTCGCCGCTCAGCCGGTCCAGCACGGTCAGCGCCGAGTCGTCGCTGGTGGGGTTGCCTTCGGCGGGGTCGCAGCCGATGACGTAGCGGGCGGCCTGGTGCGGCAGGCTGTACACCTCCAGGCCGGGGATGCTGGGGGCGGTGGGGGGTAGGGCGAGCGGCTGGAGTTCGGTGTAGCACGCTTCGATCCAGGGGGCGGGGATGCGCTTGTCGAGGGTGCGCGGGGCCAAACTTTCTGTTGGCGAATTTGGGTATTCCTGGTGCAAATCATCCAAGCTGCCCGTATTCGCCAGGATGTCCCGGCGCTGCGCCTCATACCACCCCTGCGTGCGCCCCGGCCGCGCGTGCCAGGGCAGGAAGACCGGATGCCATTCGTTTTGCTGCAGCTTGGCGGCGCGGTAAATGTTCTTGAACAGGCTGCCCGGCTTGCCCTTGTCCGACGTGGACAGCAAGATCATGGCCCCGCCGGCGTCAATCGTGGGCTTGATTGCGGCCATGAGCGCCGGCAGGTCGGGCTGGAAGTCGGCCTCATCCACCAGCACCGCCGAAAACGTGTAGCCGCGCCCGCCGGTGGTGGCGAAGGCCAGCGCGCCCGACCCGTTGCTCAGTTCCCAGCGGGCGGCGTTGTCCACCGTGACCGCCCGGCAGCGCATAAAGGCCGGCAGGCGCGCGTACATGGGTTTGAGGCGGGCGGTCAGCAGTTCGGCGGCGTCGGTTTCGGTGCGGGCGAAAATGCCGATGGTGGCGGCGGGGCGGAAGATCATCTGGTGCAAGAGATGGCCGAGGCACAGCCACGTAATCCCCAACTGGCGCGCTTTGAGGGCGACGGTCAGGCGCGAGGCGGCGAACTGGCGCAGCAGCCACATCTGCGCCGGCCACAGGTCGAAGGGTATCCAATCTTCCTCGGTGGCGTTGAAGACCCAGGCGTAAGCGGAGATAAAATAGATCGGCGATTCGGCACACAAGGCCCATTCGGCGGCCTGGTCGCTGGGGGCGGTGGGCGGGTCGTGGTGGCGGGCGCTAATCGGCATTGGGCGCCCCCTCCTCCGGTTCCATATCCGGCCCCCAGGCGGCGGCGGCCTCCTCGTCAATGGCGGCGGCGTCGTGTTTGGCCTGCGCCATCATGGCCGCAAACTGGTCAGCGTCCAATGCCGCCGCCACCGCCACCGACTTGGCCGCCGTCTGCATCCCGGCCCGGTCAAGTAAGGCCACGGCGGCGCGCAATACTTCGGGCGTGGCCGCCGGCTCCGTAAAGACCTGCGGGCGTCCGTTGGGGCCGGGGCGCGCGCGGCGCACCTGGCCGGCGGTGGCAATCGAGACAAGCTGGTCGGCGGCCAAGGGCGAGGCTAAGGCCATTTTTTCGGCGGCCTGCTGCAAGGCGCGCAGGGCACGCGTGTCGCGCCATTCACGCGCCAGCTTGGTGACGGTTTCCAACACCTCCACAAACACCGGATCGTAGCCGTGGCGGTTGGGGTCGATCCATTTGTAGTAAACGTTGCGGTTGCAGACGGTTGGATGCTCGGCGCGGTTCCAGATGGTGGCCTCCGGCTTGCCGGCCAGGCGCGCATCGGCCAGGGCGATTACCGTGGCGCGTTTCTTGTCGGCGTGGGGGCCGGCCAGGCGCGCCAGTTGGGCGGCGGCGTGGGCCAGCCAGTCGGGGGTCGGATCAGGCATTATTATTATCTACCAGCAGCGGCTCGCGCATCTTGCGACCGTTCCCCACCTCATGTACACTGGACGTATGACACCTTTGGAATTGAAAGAAAAACTACTAGACGCCCGCAGCCAATACCGCAACGGCGATTGTGACATTGACGCCCTATACGCCGCCGCCGATGCATATATTGATTCCCTCAAGGCGTACAAAAAGCGCACCAAAGCCAAGCTAAATATCCCCTCACGCGGGTATCTCCTGCGCGCCCTCTAAGCCGCCACATTCCAAAACAGCGCCCCCGGCCCGGCAACCTGGCGCACGAACCGCCACGCCTTAGCATCGTAGTTTGAGCAGCTTGGAAACGGCGGCCTTTGCCTGGCGTCGTCCTCGAATTTCTCCGGCGCAACCAATAGCCTGGCCCGGCCAATATCCGGCGAACGCCCCACCTGCACGGCGATAAACTCAGCGCCGGCCCATGCCATTTGTAATGCCCGCGTCAATGTGCCGGAGCCGGCCACGGTGATCACCTGCGCCGGGTCAACGTCCAGGCCGGCGGCGATCTCGGCAATGCCGTCGCGCATAACCGGCGTATCCAGGCCGAACGGCAAGAGCGCGGCGCCGGTCGCCTCGCAATAGGCCCGCGCCTTAGATTGCACGTTGGATAGATAGCCGTAGGCAACCATGACGATCTTGGCCCCGGCCCGCTTGGCCTCCGCCGTCCTGGGGTGCAGGGCGCTGCGCTTGGCTGTAAAGATTGTTGCGCGCTTGCCCAGCTCAGTACAGGCGTGGGCAAGCGCCACCTGAGCGTAGCCGTAAACGGGCGAGGCATAGACAAATTCATCGGCGCCGGTCAATAGCAGCGGAATCGCCCGGCGCTTGGTTCCGCCGGCAATCAGGTCGTCACGAACGACCATCACCCCGCCCACCATCTCAATAACCGGCGCTGGCAACATTAGGCAACCTCGCCAAACGTAGCGGCATAATCCGCCACATCCACCGGCCCGCAATCCTGCGTTGCCTTGCGCGGGTCGCCCTTCACGAACACAAGTACATTTTGATGCGTCTTGCCCAACTTGCGCCCACTCTCAAATTGCTTGCCCACGCGAATTGGCAATGAGCCAACCGCCGTTACAAGTATCGCCTCGTTGTAAAGCTTTGCGCCTGCATCCTGAAACGCCGCTATTGTGTCGGACACAAAATTGCGGTACATGCCCTTTTTGTCTCGCACGTCGCCCACCACGAAACAGGCGAAACGATCAAGGCGTAGCCGCTGCACAGCGCCCGCCACAATCTCACGGTAGGCGGCTAGGAAGGCGGCGTAATCCATCGTGCTAATGTCGCGCGGGTCGTCGCTGTACACCTCAAGATCGGCATAGGGCGGGCAACTGAACACGAAATCGAATTGTATGTCGGGCATCGCCTCGCGGCTATCGCCTTCAATCCAACGCGGCATGTTGTCGGGCGTTATCGCCTGCGCCTGTTGTTCGTTTGCGGCGATCTGCTCCGGGCGCAAATCCACGCCGGTGTAATGCCGGCCCAGCACCGCCGCCACGATGCCCCGCACCGAGCCGCCGGCAAACGGGTCGAGCACCGCGCCGGCTGGCGGGCAGAACCATGTGTAGGCCAGTTCACACAGAACGGGGTCAAATATGGATGTGCCGGAGGCGGGGGCGACGTTACCTTCTTGACCGTCATAAGGGTGGATTGTTGTCGCCAACAACAATCCACCCTTTAGCGATGCTGTTTGGCGGCTTTCGGTTGAACCTCCCGGTTGTATTTTCGCCTGCGGTCGCGCAAGATGCGCGACCTGCCACGCGTGGTCTTTTATGGCTCGGCTATCCGTCACCCTGCCCCCCCTACCACATGCTCGCCGCGCATCAAGTCCTGGCCGAACGTGCGCGCCTTAGCCTTGGTCATTGCGCCGCCTTGCGTTCTTGGATGCTTGGTCTGCCGATGGCTTCAACCGCTGCACCATAGGCGAAGTTTCAAGCGCCATTTTTGCCCCCCCCCCGCTTATCGTAACTCCGCTTGCGAGCAAGCGCAGTGGGGAAGTCT